TGGACAGGTCGCTGAATGATCTACCTGTTGCTTCTAGTGACTCTCGCAACATGTTAAATCTTTCTTCAGGTGTTTCAGCCCGCATCAGGGATAACATATCTATTTGAGTTCCGAACTGTGCGTTTAGTCTACCAACTATATCTGCTGCACCTTCAACTGTGTCAAATTTATCAAAGACATCTAAAACATCACTAACAGATATGCCAAACTTTGCAGCTATCTTTTGTGTATCCATGAAAACATCAGCAGCTTTATCACCAAATTGTAAAATACCATCACCAGCTTGATTGAAATCACTTACCAAAGATGCTACAGATTTACCAGTTGTTTTGCTCAGTCCAGCTAATCTATCTCCAAAATCGGCGACCTGATCAGAATTCATTTTTAGGTTTCTAGACAGTGTTGCCTGGAGTTCGCCAAATGCTGCGCCGTCAACTCCAAGTTTATTAAAAGCACCAGCAGTCTTTATTATTTCTTTTCTGGCATCCTCCGACTCAAACCTAAACGTTGAGGTTGAACTGCCTAAGCCCTGTAAGAAACCCGCTGCTTCTTTGGCACCCATACCAAATTGTGCAAATTCTACCTGAGCATCCCCAAGAGAAGTTACTATATTTCCCAAGCCTTGCTTATTAAGATCGGCTACAGCCTGGTCAAAGTCTTGGACCCCTTGATAGATATCTCCTTTAAGTTTGCTGAACATCCCCGTAAATGAAAACAATTGTTTTGAAAGTCCTGAAACACCTGTTGTGCTCGTTATAAAATCATCCATCTCGCCTTTGGCAGCTTTTATAGCGCCGACCAAGTGGTCTTTGAACTTCGCTGCGGTTTCGCCAGCCTTATTAAAAAGTTCCTGAGCTTTTTTAGCGTTATCTACTTCTTCCTGGGCCAGCTTAGCTTGCTCTTTGTCGTATAACAATTGTTGCTTTTGAGCGGCCAGATTAAGTTGCAGTTGTTTTCCTTGCCTTAAAAATTCCTGAGATACCTCTTCACCAGATTCCTCCGCTTCTTTTAGAAGCTCAAGAAATGCTTGAAACTCTTCTGCTGTTTTCTTGGTATTATCAACTGACATCTGCTCAAGGGTTTGCTTCTTCTCTAGTCTCTTATTAAGTTCCTCTATGGTCTCTGAGAATTGCTTTGCAGCTTCGGCTTGTGCCGCACTGATTGCGTCGGCTATTACACTCTCACCAGGCTTTGGTGTTTTGTCCTTATCGCCGTTACCAGATTCACCACCTGCTTCAACTGCCTTAATCAAGCGCTCTATAGCGCCAGTTAAGTTTTGTATAGTTTTATCATCGGCTGCCATCTATAGCACCTCTACTTGATAGGCCACTCAATACCTGTTTCACGCTCAAACAACTTAATTTGACGTTGGAGCTTGACTCTGTTTTTGTAAGTGAGTGGGCTATCTAATCCATATTTTTTAATTCCATCAATGTAACGTTTCTCTGCGGTAAGCGCACCAGTAAAACGCATTACCTCTAATTTGTTACCACGGACCTTGACGGGTATAGTCTGGCCTTTGAACATCTTCTCTAACAAGTATTGTACCCATGCTGCAAAGATGTTTAGAACACTTTCATTTAGTTCTCCACGTCGCTTTGCACCAAGATCTATAACTGTGTTTTCAAAATCCATAATATAACACCCCGTCTTATTTAGTAAATAGTTTGCTTTATATAAAACAAAAGAGGAGTTTTACCTCCCCTTTGTCTGCTCCTTCATAGCTTCGTTCTCTTGTTTAATTTGATCTGCTAGTCTTTGCAGAAACCACCTCCTTAATCGTACTGGTAGGTTGTATGCTTCTACGAAGCTCCAGCCCCCATGGTACTTGAGCAGAAAAAACTCTTCATAGACACTTTGGCTATATCTTTGCGTCAGGCCAAAAAAAGCCCGCCGTAAGGGGCACCTCCATTTCGGTGCTATGATCACAGTTAGAGCATTCAAAGTCTGTAACCAATTCAACATTAGGAACGGCTGAGCCATATATTTTCCGTAGATACCTAGAGTCATATGCAGGCATGTTTTGAACAAATGACCTTATAAAAGCCTTATCTGTATTTCCATTTAGGGATTCAATAAAAGTAAGCATTTGTGATGTTAGCTCGCCCATACCAAGACCTAAGCCTGCTTTTTTAATATTCTTTTTTCTTTGCCTATTAGACTCTTCATCTTTACCAGTCATCAAACGGCACACAACCTCAATCTTTGTTTTAGGAAGTGTAACCTTAAAAGTATTGTGCTCCACCCATGGAATATCCTCACTGGCTTCTGTTGTTCTAGTGATCTCAGGAATAAGGTATGTTTCTTTACTCTTTGCCCCACAGCTAGGACAGTCAATAACTACATCATAGTCCTCTCCGTAGCCTGTTACTCTTGCCGCTATTAGAATGGCATTCTTATCGCCAATTAACAGACTTTCTGATCTAATAGACTTATCTACTAACACACTGTCTATCAAGCGATCTAGAACAATACCCTTGCGAATAAGTGGTTCTGATGTTAAGATATCCTCTTCCTTAGCAGTCATGTGACGAATCTCTACGGAAGTCTGATTGTATAGTGGATGTCCTTGTGGATAACGAAGTCCTTCTGAAGGCAAGTCAACAAATTCTGTTGGGTTTGTCCAGGAAAAGGATTGATCGTTACTTTGCTGCGCAACAGGGGCAGCAGACACCTCTGGGGTATCTGCGCCCAAGTTGGCAGTTGTTCGTTTATTATTTCTAGCCATGTTATAGATAACCTTTCTGTGATAACTATTGTATCACATCATTTGTTTTTTGTTTAGGCGGTTGTCGCTGCGTTAGGATCGGCCGTGCTATTACCCTCTGAGTTTGAGTTGGCTACTTGTGATTCTCTCACTGTTTGGGATGGATCAACTGCTCCTGACTCACGAAGTTCAGCCCAATCATATGTAATCTCAATAGTGATCTGTGAAAGGTCTTCACTACCATAGTCAAGATCACCGTAGGTTACTTTAGATAGGAAAGCATTCTTAAGTTCCCATCTTTCTACCGCTGTGCTACCATCACCTGAAAGCTGCTCAATAACACAACCCTCTAGAGTGGTAACAGCAACGTCCTTAGTCATTGACTGTTGTGAGTCTGAGGGCTCGGTTGGATATTTGTAGCCCGCATTCTTGATCTTATTAAGGAGAGTTCTTGCAACATCAGGATCTACTGGATCAACCAGTGTAACGCTGATAGGAGAGTCCCAAGTCACTCGCCCAGGGTACCTAAAGGTGTGATTCAAAAACTGATGCTCAATTGTACTAACTGTCACACCAGGCTTGCTTACAGTTTTAATGGTGTAAGCTGGAATACCTCCGATGCTAAGTATAAACCTAAATCCTCTTTTTGGATCTGATTTTTGGTCTGCAAAGAATGCCATTATTTATTTCTCCTTATTATTATATATCTCTTAGTCCGCAAAAGAAGCACCAGATCTTGCAATACTAAAGTCTATTGCAAAGAACTCGGCAGTTCTAGTTGGTTTAATGAGAACCTTAGCATAAATGATATTACGATCAATTAGGTCTGGTGTTGTTGTTGACTCATCTAAGATAAGTCGGAAATCGTCAATCCCAAGATTTGATTGCACACCTCTAAGGATTGGTTCTGCTTGCGCAATGAAACGATTCCATGTTTCTTTTCTGTTTGCAGC